ATAGGGCAGCTAGAATTACTGTAGGTAGCGGATCAAATGCTTCCCGTATACAACTTGCAACAACTATCTATCAAAGCACAGGTCCTGTCACTAATCTAGAAATAGAAAACCAGGAGACATTTATATACGGTCCATTAACAATAGGGGATGATGATCCTAACGGTATTTATGGCTCTCTACTTGTTACCGGTTCAAGCACATTCACAGGCCCTCTAGTAAATAACGGAAGTACAACTTTAGGTAGTGCTATTAGTGATATAATATCTATAACAGGATCTGTGTTAATTACCGGATCTTCAACTCTTACAGGGAACCTAACCGTTAAAGATGCTAATCTAATCGTATCAGGATCTTTAAATATTTCAGGCTCAGGAACGCTAAATGGATGTACAATTTTAACTTCTTGTCAAACAGGTTCATTTTATACAACAGGTAGTTTTGGATTTTACGGAGCATTCTGTTCTACAGGTTCTCAAACAAACCCTAGTCCAAACGTATCTCGTTCAATGCAATTAGAAACCACTGAACATTCTGTAGGTGTATCTGTTGTAAGTGGTAGTAGAATTACAGTAGCTTACCCAGGAACATATAATTTACAATTCTCAGCTCAATTAGAAAAAACAGATAATGGTGCTGATACAGCATATATATGGTTTAAGAAAAACGGAACAAATGTTCCTCGTTCAAATACAGCAGTAGATGTATTAAAACAAGCAGGAGGTAGTGGTAAATTTGTCGCTGCATGGAATTATGTAGATACCTTTAACATAAATGATTATATAGAAATTGTATGGCAATCAGATGATACTACTATGCAATTAGCAGCTGACCCCGCTTCAGGTAACTTCCCGTCAATACCTTCAGTAATAGCAACTCTAACCCAAGTCAAGTAAGCAAAACCAATACTATTTATTAGTATATGGCTAATGCTGCAATCTGGCCCGGTTCCTCATCCTTTGCTCCCGGAGATACTCCTTTTGGGTTTTATGACTCTGATGTACAGTTTCAGACAGACGCCGATAAAGTAGCAAACTTCTGTGCAAAAAGATTAGGGTATCCTTTAGTGGATATAGAATTACAAGATCTTAACTTCTATACTGCATTTGAAGAAGCAGTAACAACTTACGGAAATGAAATCTATGCTTGGAAAATAAGACAGGATTTTCTCTCTATGGAAGGAGCTGCTACAGGTTCTAATTTAAATAATGCAGTAATTCAACCAAACTTCGGATCTATTGTTAGAATGTCTAATCAGTATGGCGAAGAAGCAGGGGTTGGAGGAACAGTTACTTGGTATACCGGTTCTTTTACAACCACAGCAGGTCAGCAGGATTACGATATGACAGCATGGGCGAATGCTTCTGCTTCATTATCTGCCGGAGATACAATTGAGATTAAAAGGGTATTTTATGAATCACCCCCGGCCATCGTTCGCTACTTTGATCCTTATGCAGGAACAGGTACAGGGATGATGAATCTATTAGATACTTTCGGTTGGGGGAACTATTCCCCAGCTATTAATTTTCTTCTGATGCCAATCAATTATGACCTCCAGAAGATACAAGCTATTGAGTTTAATGATCAAATTAGAAAGTCTCAATACTCCTTCGAGTTAGTAAATAATAGATTGAGATTATTCCCAATTCCGACCGTAGATGACGGAAAAATGTTCTTTGAATATATTAAAAACTCGGAAAGAAACAACACAGTTATGGCAAATTCTGCCGGATTAGTTTCCAACGTATCTAATGTTCCTTATGCCAACCCAAAGTATACTCAGATTAACTCTATCGGTAGACAGTGGATCTTTGAATACACTTTATCCCTAACAAAAGAGATGCTTGGTTATGTCAGAGGTAAGTACGGCACATTACCAATACCGGGAGCAGAAGTAACCTTAAACTCAGCAGACTTGATTAGTGCTGCTACTGCTGAGAAGAACTTGCTTTTAGATAAATTAAGAGCTTACTTAGAAGAAACTTCAAGAGAAAAATTACTTGAAAGAAGATCTTTAGAAGCTGATTATAAACAAAAGGAATTAAACTTAGTTCCTCAACCAATATTTATAGGATAATGAAATTGCAAGACCTATTAAACGAAGTAACTTATTCAATGTACCAGTCCTTGGTCTATGTAGAATTCTCAGACGAAACTAACGTTACTGATATCGCTCAGTTAATCAGAGGTTTGAGATACGTTACTGTTGTAAATAATAAAACAGATAAAGAAGATCTAGAACCTAGAGGATTACTGCAGTTAAAGGTAGTTAGCTTAAAACCAGGTCAAGAGACTTTTGAATTAATTAAAAAGGAAGCTCTAGCAAGTATACCTACTTTAAAGAAATTCAAATACAGTACCAAACAATTACAGAAAATTGAGGAAATATAAATGGCATTATTCGGAAGACAGAGAGATGTATTGTTGATCAATAGTATCAACCGTGAGTTATTACCAGACATTATAACTCAGCAGGTAGGGTATTATAAAGTCACTCTCGGAGCTTCACAGACGAATATGTACGGAGAGGCTGTTGATAAATTCCTAAGTGAACCCGCTCTTATAAACTGTTTGATAACCAGAGGAGAACAAACCTGGAGTACTGACGCTTATGGACCGGACGTTAATAGAACATTATCTTTTGCCTTTTTCCAGCAGGATTTAAGAGACCTTGAATTAGTACCGGAAGTAGGAGATGTTATATTCTATTATGAAAACTATTATGAAGTAGATGGTACTATAGAAAACCAATACTTTGTAGGAAAGATACCAGAATACGCGTATTCAGACGGTATGAATCAATTCGGTTCTTCAATTAGTATCGTTTGTTCAACTCACCTTGTACCTGCTGATAAGCTAGGTATAACTAAAGAAAGAATGTAATGGGAGAAATTAGAAAACCAGTACCGAAAACTCAGAGAGAAATCTCTATCGATCATCAAACCCCGCTGTTGGAGAATCCTAACAACTCAGTTACTCCATTACCTGTTTTTCAAAACCCATCAAATCCCGCCACAGCCAAAAACTACCGTGCTAATCAAATCTCAGTGAAGGGAGATACTGCTAAGGAATACACTGTAGGTATTGAAGATCATGATGAAACTATTGCTTACTATTTTAACAATGTAATTAAGCCGGAAGTATACCAGAACGGGACGACTGTTCCTGTACCAATCATCTATGCAAACCCTGAAAGGTGGAAAGCAGTTCAGAAAGACGGTTACTACAGGGACAAAAACAGTAAGATTATGTGCCCTATTATTATGTTTAGGAGAACATCGATGGAAAAATCTTATGTTGTAGGGAATAAATTAGATGCAAATAATCCTCAAAATTATGCAATTGCAGGTAAGTCCTACCAGAAAGGTGATGCATACTCTAATTTTAACGTTTTAAATAATAGAAAACCAGTAATCGCTTACCAAGCAGTGGTAATTCCTGATTATGTAACTATAAATTATGAATGTGTAATCTGGACTTACTATATTGAGCAGATGAACAAAATCGTGGAAGGGATTAACTATTCTTCTAATTCTTACTGGGGAGATCCTAATAGATTTAAGTTCCGTGCTAGGATTGATAGCTTCACTAATAACGAAACAGTAAATCAGGGTGAAGAGCGTTTAATAAAAACAAGCTTCAATATTAAGATGTACGGTTACATTATACCCAGTGTTATTAATAAAGAATTAGTAGCAACTAAGAAGTTTTTCTCTAAAGGAAAGCTCACCTTCGACACAGAAGCAGTATCTGATATTAACGATATCTAGTAGTTTTTTGAAAGGATAGTTACTATTTATATTAGAACTATTAACACATAAAAACAAAATGGCAGAAATCTTATTATCACCTGGAGTTTTAGCTTCTGAAAACGACCAGTCTTTTATTAGCCAACAGCCTGTTACCGTAGGAGCTGCTATCATCGGACCTACAGTAAAAGGTCCTGTTGAAATACCCACAGTTGTTACTTCTTACAGCGATTTCGTAAATAAGTTTGGATCTTCACTTACTTCTGGTAGTGATTCTTACTCTTACTTTACTTCTATTGCTGCTTATAATTACTTTAACAACGGTGGAGAAACCTTATTAGTAGCTAGAGTAGTATCTGGATCCTATACCTCCGCTACTTCAACAGCTATCTCAGCATCAGCACAAGCTTCAACTCAGCCCGCTCTGGTATTAGAGACTCTTTCTAAAGGAGTTATCATGAACAGTATCTCTACTGAAACTGTTAACGGTGCTTTACCTTCAGGATCAGGAAACAACGTTCGTTGGGAAATTGCTGCAGCAAACACTGGCTCTGGTCAATTTGACTTATTAATTAGAAGAGGTAACGATTTACAGAATAATAAAGTTGTTTTAGAAACTTGGACAGGTCTTACTTTAGATCCTAAGTCACCAAACTTCATCTCTAAGGTAATTGGAGATTACGCTTACAATTACAATTCAACAACTAACCAAATTGAAGTATCTGGATCTTATCCTAATGCTTCTTCTTATGTTAGAGTTAAGCAGGTTAATTTATTAACTCCTGATTACTTTGATAATAACGGAACTGCTAAGAATCAATACACTAGCTCAATTCCTTTGGTAGCTTCTGGTACTTTTGAAACTGCAACTGGTGATGTCAAAGCTGGTGCTAACTTCTACAATGCTATTACAACAACAAACACTCAAGGTTTGGAACAGGGTAACTATACAAACATGGTTAACCTTCTTGCAAATCAGGACGATTATAGATTCAATCTTTTAATTATCCCAGGATTGTACTACTCTGCTCATAGCAATACTCTATCAACCGTTATCAGCAACACTCAGAACAGAGGTGATAATATCCTTGTAACAGATCTAGTAACTTACGGTTCTACAGTAACTTCAGTAACATCTCAAGCTAACAACGTTAATAGCTCATATGCAGCTACTTACTGGCCTTGGGTACAAACAAACGATCCTGCAACCGGTAAAAACGTTTGGGTTCCTGCTTCTACTATGATTCCTGGTGTTTACGCATTCAATGATGCAGCAGCCGAGCCTTGGTTTGCCCCTGCAGGTATTAACAGAGGTGGTTTATCAACTGTGATTAGAGCAGAACAGAAACTTTCTCAAGCTAACAGAGATAGCTTATACTTAGGTAATGTTAACCCAATCGCTACTTTCCCTGGTCAAGGCACAGTAGTATACGGACAGAAAACACTGCAGAAGAAAGCTTCTGCTTTGGATAGAGTAAACGTAAGAAGATTGTTGATCGAATTGAAGAGTTACATCTCTCAAATCGGTAACACTTTGGTATTCGAACAGAACACTATCGCAACAAGAAACAGCTTCCTCGCACAGGTTAATCCCTACTTAGATTCAATCCAGCAGAGACAAG